TAGAACTAGGACAAAAAATATTGCAACAACATGACATAGAATTAAGTGCCGAGCCTTTCAATTCAGCACAAAGCAAAACTTTTAAAGAAGTGTATTTGAATACGCCAAGAATATGGAAAAGGAGATTTAGAAATGTTTGATATATTTTTTATATCATATCAAGAACCTAATGCAGATGTGAATTTTGCAATACTGCAAGATAGATTTCCTATTGCTCAACGGGTGCATGGCGTGAAGGGAATACATCAAGCACACAAAGAAGCCGCCAAAAAGGCATTGACAAAAATGTTTTATGTTGTAGATGGTGACGCTTTAGTAGAAGATGATTTTAATTTTGATTATGAAGTACCACCAAAAGATATGAATGCTGTCCATGTTTGGAGAAGTAAAAATCCTGTAAATGAATTAGTATATGGTTATGGCGGAGTTAAATTATTGCCTACAAAACTTACATTAGATATGGATTGTGCTTCAACAGATATGACAACTAGCATTAGCGATAGATTCAGACCTATGGAGCAGATATCTAACACATCTCTTTTTAACAGCACACCATTTAACACTTGGAAAAGTGCATTCAGAGAATGCGTAAAACTATCAAGCAAAGTAATTGATAGGCAAGATAACAAAGAAACTGAAGCAAGATTAGATGTGTGGTGCAACAATTCAAACGATAGTATTGCTATTGCAGGTGCAAAAGCAGGAAGACAGTATGGTGAAGCAAACAAAAATAACAAAGAAGCATTAGCGAAAATTAATGATTTCGATTGGTTAAAGGAACAGTACAATGACAATCCCATTTAATAAGATTGTAAAATTTGGACAAAGCACAATGCTTGAAAAAGATTTATTCAATGTCAGTTGGATATTGAGTAGATTTTGCAATTATAATTGTTCCTACTGCTGGCCCTATGCTCATAGTAGTAAGCCGGATCATAGACCTTTGGAGCAATACAAAAAAACAATAGATGAAATAAAAAGACAAGCAAGAGATAATGGTTTTACAGATTTTCATTTTAGTTTTTCAGGTGGTGAACCAACTGCGTATAAAAAATTTTTAGAATTAATTGAGCATTATAATCAAGATCCTGATGCCAACTATCAAAGTATTCATATGACAACTAATCTAAGTCCTGGTATGAAATGGTGGGAACGTTGGTTAGATGCAACAAAGCAATTAACTAGACGATCAATTACAGCCAGTTTCCATCATGAATTTGCAAATGAACAGGAGTTTGGCGATAAAATTTTAATGCTTACGAATCACAATGTATTTGTAACAATAAATCAAGTGATGGTGCCTGAATTATTTGATGACCTATATGCTAGATGTAAAAGATTTAATGAAAGAGGAATTAATGTTACTTTAAAACCTCAGAGCGATCCAACAGCAAGTTTTATTGTTGAAGGATACACTGAAGAACAAAAAGAACTTTTACAGCAAGGTTTTCCACAACAGTTTCCAGAAAAATATTACAATAACTTTGATAGTTTCGAATCTAATTGGGCAGATAGAATAGACAATAAAATATATCAACTAAAACTAATAGATGACAAAAAGAAAGAGTATTATCTAGATCAAGCAGAAAGATTAAATGCTTTTGGTTTCAATAAATTTCAAAATTGGACTTGTAATGCAGGGTATCAAAGTTGTATTGTAAGGGAACCAGGTGGTGAAGTAAAAAGAGCCTACAGTTGTAATGATCAACATTTAGGAACAATAGACGAAGGATTTAAATTATTCAATGCACCTATGCCATGTATTACGCCTAGTTGTGTTAGTAGTGCAGATAGTAAAATACCTAAAAAGAAAGAATGTCCTTGTGGACGTTCACCAACTGGCAGATGTTGTGGTTGGCACAATCTATCTGAAGTAGATTACAAAAATAAATTAGAGGAATATTACGCCAATGTATAATTTAAAAGATATAAAAGATGTGCATTTTGAAATAACCAGCAAGTGCCAAGCAAAATGTCCTATGTGTCCAAGACGTATTGCAGGCGGCCCTTTGAATCCTTTTATTAAATTGGATGAAGTTTCTTTAGAAACATTTAAAAAATGGTTTCCAGAATCTTTTATAAAACAATTGAACAGTATGTTTATGTGTGGAAATCTTGGAGATCCTATCATAAGCAAAGATACATTAGAAATATATCAATACTTGCGTGAAGTCAATCCCAACATCAGTCTTGCAATGCACACAAATGGCAGTGCTAGAGAACCTGCATGGTGGGAAAAAATTGCAAAAGCAAGAGTAAAAGTAACATTTGGATTAGATGGATTACAGGACACAAATCATCTTTATAGGATATCAACAAATTTTGACAAGATTATAAAAAACGCAAAAGCATTTATAGATGCAGGAGGATTTGCCAAGTGGCATATGTTGGTGTTTGAACACAATGAACATCAAGTGGAAGAAGCACGACAGATGGCGCAACATCTAGGATTTAAAACGTTTACGACAAAACACACATCAAGATTTAAAGGAGATTATCTGCAAGTAATTGATGAACAAGGAAAACCTTTGCACAAATTAAGACCAACAGAAAAAAGTTCAAGTATGATACCTTTAGTTGAACAATCACAAAAGGAAACCAAACCAACTATTGTGTGTAAAGCAGTTAAGTACAAACAGATATATGTGAGTGCTTGTGGCAATGTATCGCCGTGTTGTTGGTTAGATATGGAATGGATACCACCAATGCAAGAATCAAGAATTGATTACATGAAGAGAATTGGGGAGTTTCCTAATTTAAATACAAGTAGTTTAGAAGAAATATTTGAAAAAGGGTTTTTTAGCAAAATTGAACAAACATGGAAAGAAATGCCATTGCAAGAATGTTCTAAACAGTGTGGATCCTTTGACAAGTTAGGAGAGCAATTTGAAAATTGAGATTAAAGACGTTTTGTTTTGGATGGATGCCATCAGAAATTCTGATGATAGATATCGTACTCTTGAAAGTTTCTGGAAAGGTCAGATAAACAGCAAAGTTTGGCTGATTGAACATTTAGAAAGGCATTATCAAAATAGACCATACAACATATTATTATGCGGTGGCTGGAATGGAGTACTAGCAACACTATTGTTTAATAGTATGATGGATATTACTAGGATCGTAAGCATGGACATAGATGCGAAATGTGAAGAAATTGCATACAATATGAACAAAGATTATGAAATGCAAGGCAGATTCAAAGCAATTACTTCTGATATGTTGGCTTACGAAGATTATGATAAACACAATTTAATTATTAATACTGTATGCGAACACATGACACAAGAACAATACAACGAATGGATAGATAAATTGCCATCTAATAAAAGAATTGTAATTCAAAGCAACGATTATTTTAGCCATAAGGAACACGTGAACTGTAAACAAACATTAGAAGAGTTTCAAAAAGATTGTAGAATAAAAGTAGATATGGCGGCTACTATGCCAACGGAAAAATATAATAGATTTATGATAATAGGAAATACAAAATGAAAGCACCAGTAAATTTTTCAGATAAGGTTGCTTATAGAATTACAATGTTTTTACGTTGGATAGCAGATACTTTTTTTAAAAAAAGGTACGGACACAGAGCAGTTGTACTAGAAACTGTTGCAGGTGTGCCGGGAATGGTAGCAGGTATGTGGAATCATTTGCGTAGTTTAAGAAAAATGAAACCTGATGACAGAGGTTGGATTAAAACATTATTAGCAGAAGCAGAGAATGAACGTATGCATCTTATGATTTTCATTCGCATAGCAAAGCCTAATTGGTTTGAACGTTGGATGATTATTACAGCACAATTTATATTTTGGCATTTTTATATGTTCTTGTACATATTTTTTCCGCAGTGTGCTCATAGAATGGTTGCATACTTCGAAGAGCAAGCCTGCATAAGTTATACAGAGTACTTGAAAGAAATTGATGAAGGCAGAACAGAAAATATTAAAGCACCTAAGATAGCAATTGATTATTATAATTTGCCTAAAGACGCAAAGTTGCGTGATGTTGTGATTGCAGTTAGAAAAGATGAAGAAGGACATCGAGATGTGAATCACGATATGGCAGATCAAATAAGAAGAAACAGAGCAGGACTTATATCATGATTATGAGCAATAAAGACTTAGAAGAATATCATAACATCGGATTGGACACTGCAACAAAAGTGTTTAATAAATTTAAAGATGGAACTCTGGATTATTTAGAATTAGATTTAAATTTTAATGATTACAAAGTAAAAACTGAATTCAATGCAATTGAACCTTATTATGTTGAACACAGGGAAGACGAAACACATAAAGGTTGGGAAAGTTGTTGTTTACATGGACTAGGTATTGATCAAACTAGAGTTGCAAAAGAGTATGGATATGATGACGAACTTAATGCTCCGTATGATTGGACACCTTTACAAAAGTTGGCTCCAACAGCAAAGAAATTCTGGGAAGATTTTCCAGCAGAAAAATACAGTAGAATAAGATTTATGAAACTAAAACCAGCAGGCATGATAGATTGGCACAATGATGATCCTGGTACACCATTACCAGATGACTTATGCGAATATCTTATTCCAATTAATGTTGCAGTATTACATCCTGCTTTATGTTATATGGAAATTGAACCTGAAAAAATATTACCGTGGAAACATGGCAAGGTATTTTTAGTAAATATTTTAAAGAATCATAGAGTCATAAACAACTCTAATGTAGATAGAATACACATGATTGCCCAAGCACACATTGGTAACAAAAGAAAAGCATTTAACGAATTACTAGATAGGAGTATACAAAAATATGGCATTTCTATTTGAAGCACAAACAAAAGAAAAGAAAAACATTGTATTCATTTGCAACACTAATTTTCATCAAATAGATAATGTTAGTGCAAAAGAAACAATTATGAACATTGCTGAATATCAAATCAGCAATATCACTAGTAAAGGATATGATTGCTATGTTGCCATAAGTGAAGACACAACTTTACAAAAAGTGGCAGATGATTATGATTATGCAGTATGTTACAGCACAGATACAGAGTTTGAAGGAGATAAGTTTTTTGAGCATCTACATGGACTGATTAAATCAGAATTTCTAGTTGCAGGACACATCTTAGATAGAAAAGAAGGTTGGTATGAAATCCATGAACAATGCTATGTTTTAAATTTAAAGAAATTTGAGAATATTAGCTTTGAAGAGACCGAAAAAATATGTGAAGGTGTAGAACTAGCCAGAAGACTTGTAGCTGCCCCTCCAAATAGTCTTACGCCTCAGGAAATGTCTATTCAAGCTTCTCAAATAGCTAAAGATCATGGTTTGGAAGTAAAAATTTTAATATTATTGCA